TTTATGATGACCATATCCGAAAAAGAGTTAGTCGTTGAAGCTCCAAGGATACTGAATCGTAAATTGGATGCATATTTGCGGGGTGTGCTCTATGGTAAATGACATTATGGATGGTATCAAGAACACGCTCTATGGAATTTTTGGTGATAGTTGCGAAATCATGTTTGATGAGCTTAAACAGGATTTCGAACCGCCAGCCATTTGGATACTTGAGCTCAAAACTACGCAGGAGCATGTAATCCGTAACCGCTATAATCGAAGATACAACTTTGATGTCCAATATTTCCCCAAAAATGAAAATGGTATTACGCAAGAGATCAACGAGGTCACGGATGCGCTGCTTTTGGGGCTGGAATATATCACAGCTGGTGGCAATCTTATTCGTGGCTCTGATATTAGCTATGAGGTGCAGGACAAAATTCTGCATTTCTTTATTACCTATGAAGTATTTGTCTTGAAGATACAGGATAAGGAACCACTTATGGAAGAGCTTGTCCAAACACAACATACAAAAGGGGATTGAGAATATATGGAAGAAGAAACAAAAACTTCTGTTGCAGCAGAGCCAACTTATACACGGGAAGCATTGGCTGCATCTAAAAAATATGCAGATCGGCGCGATACAATTATGATTGTTTTAAAAGATAGCAAGCAATACACAATCAATGAAGCAGATCAGGCGATTCAGGAATATCTTAAGAAACCAGTCAAAGAAAAAATTAATGGAAAGGAATGATATAGATGGCATTAGGCGGAGGCAGCTGGCTCTTTCAAAATAAGAAACTGCCAGGAACGTATATAAATTTTGTATCTAAGGTAAGAGCATCTACGGATATTGCGGATCGAGGATATGGCACAATGCCACTGGTGCTTGACTGGGGGCCGGACGGTGTGTTTGCGGTTACAGCAGAAGACTTCCAGAAGAACTGCATGAAGTATTTTGGTTATGACTATACAGCGGATAAAATGAAAGGTCTGCGTGATCTGTTTATTAATCTAAAGACCGGATATTTCTACCGAGTTAATAATGGTGCTGTGCAGGCAGCTTGTGCGATTGCAAAAGCAAGGTATGGCGGTATTCGCGGTAATGATATCACAGTGGCTGTTATGGCCAATGTGGATGAGCCAGCGAAATTCGATATCATAACCTACATTGATGTTGATGGAACTACTACGACAGTAGATAAGCAGCAGGCCATTAGTACATGGGCCGATGTAACGGACAACGATTATGTAACCTTTATCCGGAGCAAAGACCTTACAGCAACTGCAGGAGTGAAACTTGTAAATGGTACGAATGGGGATGCAACGACGGGTCTGCAATATCAAAATTATATTGATGCGATTGAACCATATTATTTTAACTGCATGGGCTATGTTGGTACAGATTCGACGATTCAGGACTTACTTGTACAATTCGTAAAGCGTATGCGTGACAGCGTGGGGGCAAAATATCAACTTGTTATTTGTGGCAAGGAAAATGTTGACTATGAGGGTGTTATATCGATTAAAAATGAGGTAACAGACACGGGCGAGTCTCCGGCGGCAGCTGTTTACTGGCTTACGGGAGCAGAGGCCTCCTGCAATGTCAATGCGAGCTGCACAAATAAGACCTATGACGGTGAATTCACGATTAACACGAAATACAGCCAGTCCGAGCTTGAAAAAGCGATAACGGCAGGTATGCTGATGTTTCATAATGTCGCAGATTCTGTGTCTGGCGATATTGTTGGCAAGACCAATGTACTCAGTGATATCAACACATTTACCAATTTTACTAAAGAAAAGAATGATGATTTTTCGCTTAATCAGGTTATTCGTGTACTGGATCAGGATGCAATCGACATCTCGCGGCTTTTCAACAGAAATTATCTTGGCAAGGAGCAGAATGATGCAGATGGCCGTATTGCTCTTTGGGGAGATATTGTGGCGCTTCATAAAGAATATCAAAGGGTTCGTGCGATTCAAAACTTTGTGGCGGAAGATGTACCAATACCAACACAGGGAGAAAAGAAAACCACGGTTATGGCAGATTACACAATTCAGCCGACCTGTTGTATGGAAAAACTATATTTGAAAGTGGTAGTCGCTTAGAAGGAGGAATATAACTATGGCAAGTTTGAATGCAATTCGCACAATGCAAGCTAGAGATGCCGTTGCTGCTAAGATGGCAACGGCTTATGTAACGATTGACAGTAATCGATATTTGTTATTTCAGGCAAAGAAGTTTAGTGCAAAGTATAAGAAAACAAAAAAGGAAGTGCCAATTCTCGGCCGACCGACCAAAGGGCATAAAACGACTGGTGGAGAAGGCACTGGCAGTATGACGATTTATCAGAATACACCGCTCTTTAACGATATGATTAAGAAATATCAAGAAACAGGAGTGGACACTTATTTTGATATGCAGATAACAAATGAGGATCCAACATCAGCTGCTGGCAGACAGACCATAATCTATAAGGACTGCAATATTGATGAGGTACAGCTTTCATCGTTTGATGCAGATGGGGACTGGCTGGAGCAGGACACTGATTTCACATTTGAAAGTTGTGAGTATCCGGAAAAATTCAGTATGCTGGATGGTATGCAATAAGTAATGGAAGGATTGATTATAAATGGAAAATGATACTTTGAAAGCCTTTTTATCGGAAAACGCAATTAAACCGGCAGAGGTTGCTTATTCAGCATCCCCGCGTTTTCTGAACAAGGATAGAAAACCAATGGAATGGAAACTGCGTGTTATGACCAGTGAGGAATGCGATAACATTCTTAGGGAATGCAAGAAAAAAGAATTTGTTCCAGGCACTCGCGAAGTGAAAATTACTACAGATCAGGAAAAATTTATTACGGAGCTTACCACTGCCTGTGTGACATATCCTAATCTTAACAGTGAAGAATTACAGAATTCTTACGGTGCTGTTGGTGCAGCAGAACTGGTACATAGAATGCTGACACCTGGCGAATTTTCAGATCTTGCCAACACGGTTCAACAGGCCAACGGTTTTGATGTTGGTATGAAGGACAAAATCAAACGCGCAAAAAACTAATTGAGGAGGGCGAATTCTATGCTAACATGGCGTATTTCGCTCTCCACAAGTTGCATATGTTGCCACATGTCTTGCTTACTTTGCCAGAAAACGAATTGGCTTTTATCTTTGCAGCTATTGACCTTCGGGCCAAGGCTGAGGCTAAAGCAATAAGAGATGCAAAGAAAAAATAAAGGGGAAAATACCGCCATTGTTGAAGTAAAATAGTGGAATTTATGGATAAAGGTGGTGTTTTTATGTTTATGAGAATGAAGGATAGTATATCTCAAATAATCATGGTTGAAATTATGTTGTATGTAATTTCGGCATGCTTGGTTCAGTTGATAGTACAAAGAGACGATTACACTGCGACAACAATACCATTATTTGCTTTTATCGTAATTGGTATAACCGTTTTTTATTGCCGAGAATTTGGTGTTTCCAAAAACAAATTGAGGGCTATGGTAGCAATGCTTATGGTACCAGCAATCTCAATGAGAAGTGAGAAAATGAATGACATTGTAGCTGTAGGCATTGAAGGTTTTGCAATAGTTTTAGCTATTGTAGTGTTGGTACTAGCCTTATTTGTACTGTTACAAATAGCGAAGGGGTTACCGCATGTAGTTTCAAAATCATTGGCAAAAGAATACAAACGGCAGAAACAAATACGTATTGAGGGGGCTAAGCTGGATGCCGAGGGGATAATGCATTGTCCTAAATGCAATTCAACTCAGCTGACTGTTAATCCTAGAGGCTATAGCGCAGGAAAAGCTGTGGTTGGTGCGGCATTGTTTGGTGTTGTTGGTTTAGTGGCTGGAGCCATTGGAAATAGTAAAATAAAGATAACTTGTTTGCATTGTGGACATGGATTTTCAATAAAAAAGAAGTAAGTACCTACAATATAAATATTAATAAAAAGCACCTGCACATTATATGTAGGTGCTTTTCTTGTATTGATTTTTAAGGAGGTAAAATCAAGATGGCAACATTATCGCAGTATATTTCGCTTAACGATGGTGTGAGCGGTCCACTAAAAAAAATGACAGATGCAGCGTCTGCCGCGGTCAACAGGA